TATCTCCTATATTAGCCATTATCTAAATTAATTTGAACCTGCCGAGGGAGTGGCAGGACAATTGCGTCCAGAAGCATCGAGCAAGAGCCATACGCGCAGCAAGGCTGCGCTCAAGTAAACTGCAATAGCAATAAAACATGGCGGTGACCATCAAGAACAATTACGGAAGGTTCATTCGAACCCGAGCGTTATGGCGCTCGGAACACTAAAGTGTATGAAAGCCGTCATTGTACTTGTTGGACACTTGCCGTTGCTTCACAACGCCATTGACCTGCTACTCCCGAACAGGTCAAATATCCCCCCTTCGAGGGGGGCAGGGGGGTGGTATACACTCGTTTGCCTAAAGCAAACTCGTACCTTCATAAGGTTGGGGTTTGGGGTCTTGCGCTAAAGACCCCACGGACAAGGGATACTCACCTTCGGTCGAGACACCCTTGTGGCTCGATTCATGAGTAGCGCGGTTTCGCGCAAAAAAGAGAGCGAAGCACAATAAACGCGCGAAATGGCTCAGCCCTGTCAACACGCTCAAGGTATAAGTGACGCCACGTTACTTGCGTAATGACGTATGGTATGGCTTGACACAGTATTGACAAAACGAGCATGTTGGGGGGGATCATAGGGGGGGCTATCCAGACGGAAAGCACTTTACCCCATGTCCATAAATGTCCATGTAACTAGGGTTTATATATGAACATAGAAGTAAGGAAACTAACGCCAAAGCAACTGGCTCTGGTGGATACGCTTGTAGCAACAGGGTGTTCAGTTCGACATGCAGCAGAAGAGGCAGGGTATGCGAAGGGTGAATCTGGAAGAGTCAGTGCTTCCAAAGCCTTAGCTCAACCACATGTGCAACAGTATATGATGCAACGAGTAGGAGAGCAGTTAGGTATGAACGCTACAGTTGCAGCTGCGAAGGTATTGAAACTGGCAACAGGGGCTAGGTCTGAGCACGTACAGCTAGAGGCAAGCAAGGATATTCTTGATCGAGCAGGGTTTAAGCCGATAGATCGTTCTCAGGTACAAGTTGCTGGAGACATAAAAGTTAGTATAGACCTCGGATAGCAGTGGGGGGGTCAAAAACTCTGACACTAGTTACGGTTACTTCTCTTCTCCTCGCATTTTTTTCTGTAAATATTTTTTTTGTAAAACGGTTAAAATATGTTATTAGGGATTTATTGAATGAGGTTATTAGATGTCATCACCTGCATGGACTCGTAAAGAAGGTCAAAACCCCGAAGGTGGGTTAAACGCCAAAGGTAGAGCTAGTTACAAGGGCGGTACTTTAAAAGCTCCTGTGAAGGGGAAGCCTAAGACTTTAGCGCAGATGCGTAGGAAGGGTTCATTTCTTGTTAGGATGAGTGGTGCTAAAGGTCCGATGAAAGATGAGAAGGGTCGGCCTACACGATTAGCATTAAGTCTGAGTGCGTGGGGCGCACCAAGAAACAAAGCAAAGGCTGCGGCTATGGGTCGTTCTTTATTAAAGAGGTATCAGGCAGCTAAAGAAAGGCAGACAGCGTAATGGCGGTTAATGCAGCAGGTAATTATACCAAGCCTAAGATGAGGGCTACTTTGTTCCGTAGGATTAAAGCGCAAGCTGTTCAAGGTACTGCGGCAGGTCAGTGGTCTGCTCGAAAGGCTCAATTGCTTGCAAAGGAATATAAGAAACGTGGTGGGGGTTATACTTCATGAGAGCTCCGCAACGTTCTTTGCTTAATTGGGGAAAACAAAAGTGGAGAACAAAGTCTGGAAAGAAGTCTAGTGAAACTGGTGAACGCTACCTTCCTTCTGCGGCTATCGCTGCTCTTAGTGATGCTGAGTATCGCGCTACAACCAGAGCCAAACGAAAGGGTAAGGCAAAGGGTAAACAGTTTGTGGCTCAACCGAAAAAGATTGCTAACAAGGTAAGGAGATATAGAAATGCCTAATGTTAATGGAAAAAAGTTCCCATATACTAAGAAGGGAATAGCTGCGGCTAAGAAGGCTGCGGATGAAAAGAAGAAGCCTATGAAGAAAAAGAAAACACTTATGTCAGGAAGCTATAAGTAATGGCTTTTTATTTGACTAGTGGTGAATTGTATACAGGCGAAACTCACGTTCTAGCAGGAACAACTTATACTGGTAAGACAAGAACCCCCGAGTCTCGCAGGTTGGTGGAAGGGCCAGAACCCAAGAGAGCCAGAAGCTCCAATGGCAGACTCAAAGGCGATGACCCTTCTACACCAGATATAAACGAAGCGTATGCAAAACCCAAGAAGAAGGCTGCGCCTAAGAGGGTAGAACTAGAGGACGAATGAGTTTTAGTCATTCTATTTCTAAGCATGACCGCGAGTTACTGCGCAGGATTGTAAAGAAGGTACACCTTCAGCATCATCCCAAAGACTTCCAGACCAACATGGAAGCTGACAAGGTTATTGATGTTATTGCTCCTGATGTGATTGAGCGTATGCTAAAGTTTGCGGTGGATCACAAAATTGACAGACTTTAAATACAAACCTGATGGTGAAGTCCTAAAAAAATTTATGAAGGACGATACGTTCTTTCGTGGCATTCGCGGTCCTGTAGGTTCTGGCAAGTCTGTTGGTTGTTGCGTAGAAGTATTTAGACGCGCTCTTTCTCAAAAGAAAAACGATAGTGGCATACGCAGAAGTCGATGGGCTATCATAAGAAACACAAACCCACAGCTTAGAACGACAACAATTAAGACTTGGCTTGATTGGTTTCCTGAGAATGAGTGGGGTAAATTTATTTGGTCTGTGCCTTATACCCATCACATAAAGAAAGGAGACATGGACCTAGAGGTTATCTTCCTTGCTCTTGACCGTCCAGAAGATGTTAAAAAATTATTGTCCCTCGAACTAACAGGCATCTGGATTAACGAAGCAAGGGAGATACCCAAAAGTATTATTGATGCTTGTACGATGAGGGTTGGACGATTCCCTTCTATGCGTGAAGGTGGACCTAGTTGGACAGGCGTTATTGCAGATACCAATGCACCAGAAGAAGATCACTGGTGGCCTATTATGTCAGGCGAAGTTCCAATACCAGATCACATTCCTAGAGATCAGGCTAAGATGTTGGTCAAGCCTGATAATTGGGAGTTCTTTACACAACCATCTGGTATGAAAGAAGTGTATAATGAAGATGGTGAAGTAGAAAATTATAAGCCTAATGATGAAGCTGAAAACAAAAAGAACATGCTTCAAAACTATTATACAAACTTAATACAAGGTAAAACAAAGTCTTGGATTGATGTTTATGTAATGAATAGGCTTGGCACTATACAAGATGGCAAACCAGTATATCCTATGTTTGCTAGTGAAACTCATGTTGCCAAAGAAGAAATACCAGTTGCAGCAGGGTTGCCTTTGTATATTGGTATAGACTTTGGGCTTACTCCTGCGGCTGTTATAGGTCAAAAGGTAAGAAACAGGTGGCTAATTCAATCTGAGGTAGTTGCTTTTGATATGGGCATTGTTAGATTTGCAGAGGTACTAAGAAATGAAATTGCTACTCGTTTTTCTCAAGCTTCCGATGTCTATATATATGGTGATCCAGCAGGGGATTTTCGGGCGCAAACGGACGAATCTACCCCTTTTCACATACTTAGAGGTGCTGGCCTACGTGCATTTCCCGCCCCAAGTAATTCTGTGGATCTTCGCTTGGAGTCAGTGGCGCAGCAACTTAATAAGATGGTTGAAGGTAAACCTGCGTTTTTAATAGACAGACGTTGTTCTCAGCTTCTTAAAGGATTTGAAGGAGGCTATGCTTACAAGCGCATGGAAGTAAGTGGTGAGCGATATGCAGATAAACCTGATAAGAATATGTACTCTCACATACACGATGCACTACAATATCTAATGTTGGGAGCAGGAGAAGGCCGTGCTTTGATGTCAAACCAGAAACCTGCACAAGTTGTAAATGGTAGAAAAGACTTTGATGTATTTACCAGAAAGCCAAAAAGTGTTGCCAAAAAACCTAGTGTATGGTCACTTGTGCGTTGAAATTATTTTAAATCTATGTTTTGCAAGGAAACATGATGAACCGCAAAGCAATATATAGACGCGCTGCAAGGGATGATGTTCTCTGTATTTTTGAAATGGCAAGAGACTTTCATGCTGAGAGTGAGTTAAATGATATACCTTTTGACGATGCTGTGTTTGCTAGGTACTTAGAAGAACAAATAGAAGATAATATGTCTTGCATATTCGTTGCTGAAGTAAGTGGA